ATGCTGGTTTGACGAAGAAAAGTGCGCACGGGGCATTGAGGCATTGCGTCAGTATCGCAGAAGTTTCGATGAAAAGAACAAAGCATGGCGTGGCAGACCGCTTCACGATTGGACATCACACGGTGCCGATGCGTTTAGATACTTAGCTGTTGGATACAGTCCCACGCAGCAATGGGGGCCACCCATTAGAAGGAATTTGCGCGGGATTGCCTAGTGTGCTAAAGTGGCCTCAAATACTGGGACACCGATATGGCAAAGCAGAAAGCACCTTGGGAAACGGATAATCCGAAACCCAAGAAAAAGCGCAAGAAAATGACTGAAGGTCAAGTCGCCCGCGCTAAAAGACGCGCAGCGGATGCAGGTCGCCCCTATCCTAACTTAATCGACAACATGGCTGTAGTGGCTAAAAAGGTTGTCAAGAAGCAACGGAGAGCCTGATGGGTTGTGGATACAAGAAAAAAGGCCGTAAGGGCGGGAAGAAAAAATAATGCCTGTAACGTATGGTGGCCCTAGCGGCAAAAGATTAAAAGACGATGATCCAAGAGTAACGCGTCATAGACAAATCTTGGCAAGTAGTGGCTTGGGTGATCCATACGCAAATGGCGCTCCAAGCAATGCCCCAGCTTTACCAAATGTAGTTAGCGGTGGTCAGTCATCAGGCCCAGTATCAGGTGCAGCACCACAAGCTAAAAGCATTCTAGGCGGTGGCGGTAAGGGTGGCGTAAGGTCTAAAGCGCTAGACCCCAGAGAAGATCGTGAGCTACTACAAGCTCAAATAGCAAAGTATAACAACGATGGTAACTTTGGCTATTGGGGCAAGAGCGACGATGGAATGTATCGTTGGGTAAATTGGTTGCAAGATGCTACAGATGGTGGCGGTCAAGACCAGTATGGCACAGCGTTTTACGGGGGTGGGCCTATTTCCATGATCGGCAACGCTCTGAAGATAAGACCATCTGGTATGGCCCGTGAAAAGGATGATGAAGGAAAATACTTAGTTGATCGCGCCGACATCGGTTATCGCAATATCAGAGATATGTATGACCGTGGCGGGCCGCAGGCAGAAGGTGGGCGCTTTGAGGGTGCTGGGCATTACAGTGAGTTTGCCAATATGTTAGCGGGTGAGCGCGGTGAGCGTGAGCTATATGAGCCAAAAACAGACTATAGCAAAATCGGTTTGATTTCACCGCCGCCATTGCCAAGCGTTTACGACAGTCGCGGCAACATGAAGCCTAAACGCAAAATCGCACGGTCACTGCTGGGAATGTACTAATGCCACGCAAGAAGACCCCTGCATCAGTAAAGTACGCGAATGGAACGACATACAAGGATAGCAAGGGCCGTACACATAAGCGAACATCTGCGAAAGGCACCAAGCGCGGTGACGCGTATTGTGCGCGTAGTTCGGGCCAGAAACAAACTGAAAAAGTCAAAGTCAGACGCAAGGCATGGGGATGCCGTGGAAAGAAATCGGTGAGGGGCTAATGGACAGCTACGAATTACGTTTAAACTACGCACAAATGACGGGTGACACCGAAAACGCTTTTCGTTTGCGCGAAGATGACACCGAAGGTTACTTCTATAGCGACGATACAATCATGCAGGCGATGGATGAACTGGATCGTCGTCGTTTAAGTGAACGTAATGTTTATACGAACGCGATGAAGCAGTTCGGCCCCCGTGCAGGTATTCCAATGGGACGCGCAATGGCGATGAACAGTCCATATGTGGCGAACGCAAACGCACGGATTGATCTACAGGATGCTCTAAATGCATACTCAGATGGCGACTACATGCAAAGTTTGATGTCACTAGGAAGTGCAACACAGCAAGGCATATCTCTATCGCCAGCAAGACGCATGGGCGCAGCTATGGGTTTAGTTGATTTTCTACAGAAGGTGTTGAAATGAACCTACTAGATTTTATTCAAATGGGTGGTCAGGCGCGCCGACAGGCTTTGGATGAATTTGTAGATGATTTAAACCTTGAGCGCTTTGTGCCACCTCAGTTTCGCCCAGCAGGTCAGTTTGTAAACGAAATGAACCCCGTCAATGCAATGGGTAACGCAATGCAAGATGCGTCTGTTGTATTTGATCCAGAGCAAACGAACGCAGCACGTTTAGCTGCCGCCCGCGATATGGGCATGGAAATGGCGATGACGCTTGCCCCAGCGGCTTTGGTGCGTATGGGCTATTTAGCAGCGCCAGCGGGCTTGGCAGAGACATTTGCGTTGCCAGTGGGTGTTGACCAGCTTGCGAATGATGCGTTGTCAGACGTAAAGTATGCAACCCGATCACTGTTAGAGGGTGAGCCACGGGGTGTTTTAGAAGCGTTTCAGGGTGGCGGCACTCCGCAATCTGTCGGCGCTGAAGCTGTTAATGTAGACGGTCAACCATTCGGGGCTACCGAAGCGGAGCGGCGCTTGATGGAGCAGCGCATTGCGCAAATGGAAGATCAGAAGAACCGTTCACGGGTTCGGATGTATAGCCCATCATTGCGGGCAGCAAAAAGATTGCCGCAAGAAAAAGGCACCTACGAACAGCTAAGAAAATGGATGATTGATAAAGGTGGCGCTAAACAAGACGAATTGTCATGGGCTGGCGCTGATCGTGAATTTTCTGGCAAAAAGGTAACAAAGCAAGAATTAATAGATTACCTGAACGACAACACAGAAATGGTAAGAACAGAGAACCTTCGTAGTTACGGCGGTGTGACTGGCGGTGAAGATGGGGGTCTTTCCACAGAAGAAATGGTCGATGAGTTTGTTGAACGCGCATTAGAGGACGAAGTTTACTATTACAAAACAGAGTATCTGCCAGAGAATATGTTAGATACTGGTGAGTACAAAACTATTGAAGACCTTTCGGAAGAAGAAATAGAAGCAGCAGCCGATGCTTTGGGTTATGATACAACAGATGATTTCATTACGGATAGTTATAAAGGTTGGACTTTCGTAAACAATGAAAGCGGAGAGTGGAGAGCATTTGCTGATCAAGATGAGGCTGTAGAGGATTTTGCGGGTGGAGAAGAAGCGATCCGTGAAATGGCAGAAGAACAGTTGAGGGACAACGCTTCTTACGAAGCAAATCGTGATCCAGAAACTTTCTGGGTTGATTACCTTGGTCGTGACATTGATGATTACTATTCGCAACAATTTGACGAAGGTGATACGGAGTACAGCAAATGGTTCACTCAGGGTGGTGAGGATTACACTGAGCGGCTATTTAGATACCAAGACAGAACGGGCTTGCTGAATGAGGATATTTTACCATCAGCTAGACACTTTGACCCAGACGGATTGATTGGATGGACGCGCACAGCAAAATTCCCACTATCTAGTGAAGATGGTAAGGCGTTTTTAATAGGCGAAGTGCAGTCAGATGTCGGACAGGATTTGCGTAAATATAAATCAGAAACGCGCACGTTTGATGAAATGGTTGCAGAGAGCGAATGGAAGAAACGCACGAACGCAGCTAATAATGAATACAACGGCACAATTTTCGACATAGCGCGTCAGTATGTAGATTTAGACGATAATGTTAAAAATCGCATACAAAGTGAGCTTAATCTTAGACAATTTATTGAAGAAGTGAAGCTGCGTGAAGATCAAGAGTTAGGTACAAATATCAGAAACTGGCCCGCTCATCGCATAGAAGAATTTAAACTATATCAACGTGCGGAACATCCAGTTTATAAAGAGCCATACAGAGTGCCAAAAAACTCAGTAAGCGCGGGGGCTATGGCAGAGCTTCTAAACCAACTAGACAATTACAAGTATAGTGCGCCAGAAATGCGTGGCATGATCGAAGCGCAAAAAGCAGCAGAAAGCAAACGCAAAGCTGTATTTCAGGAAGCGGAAAATCTATCTGACATCGCAGATCGTCGCAATATTGGCTATACAGGTATTTTGGAAAACACTCTGCCTTATGTTGATACTACGCCGAAGTGGGTTGACATGATGTTGCGTCAAAACATTGCAACTGCAATTAAAGAGGGTGAAGACATTGTTGCGTTGCCAAATCCCAATATGGTGCGGGACATGACGATGGGTACGCCAGAGGGACAAGGTGAGTTCTACGGCAACATCGCCCCTAGACGATTGCAAAATGTTGCGCAAAAAATTGATAAGACTGCGAAGGTAGAGCCAATGCAGATTGAAACTGCTAAAGGCTTTGAGGATGTTTTTGGTTTGCGGCTAACACCAGATTTCATTCGTAATGCAGCGGAAAAAGGCATACCAACTTGGATGATTGCTGGTGGTGTTGGGTTAGGCGGGATTATGGACTATCTTCAGCAGCAAAAAGAACAACGTAATGAGCGCTATGGCGGCTTATTTGGATACGGAGGCTGATAAATGCCAATTACCACATACTCAGAGCTACAAACGGTTATTGCGGACTTTCTGGATCGTGATGATCAAACAACACGCATACAGACATTCATCGATCTGGCAGAGGCTACGATGGATCGACAATTGCGTCACTGGCGCATGGAGCGTAGATCGAACGCAACGGTAGACACTCAATATACTGCGCTTCCTAGTGACTTCTTAGAGCCAGTACGTTTTGTTCTGCAAGCTGATCCACCACACGCAGTAGAGTTAGTTGGTCAGGGTGAGATTATGGATCGTCGCCAAGCAACTAGCGACACAACAGGTAAGCCACGGTATTACGCAATTACAGATGGCACCATTGAGCTATTCCCTACGCCTGACACACAATATACTTTGGAAATGGTATACTATTCAGCAATAGATAAATTGTCAGGATCAAATGCATCAAACTGGGTCTTGCAGTATCACCCAGATGCATATCTTTATGGTGCATTAATACACTCTGCACCATTCTTAGGTGAAGATGCACGTATGCAAACATGGGCAGCATTGTTTCAGAGTTCAATTGATGCTATAAACGTAGAGAATGAAAGAGCCAAGTCAGGCGGTTCAGGTCGTCGTTTAAAGATTAGGAGTTACTAATGGCTAGTTTTACAAAAGTAAACGATTTCGTCAAAAACATGGCGAATGCAATGGACTTGGACAGCGACACGCTGGCAGTTGCGTTGTCAAACACTGACCCAACAGCGGGAACAGATGTAACAGCAGATGGCAACGGTGTTCTAGCAAACATCAGTGAAATTTCTTACACAAACCTGTCATCACGCACACTGACTACGGTCACAAGCACACAGACAGGCGGCACATACAAGCTATCTGCGGATGACTTGACGCTAACTGCATCAGGTGGCTCAGTAGCAGCGTTTCGCTATGTTGTGATCTACAACGACACGCCAACATCACCAGCCGATCCTGTGATCGGATATTACGACTATGGGACATCCTTGACCTTGAACGATGGTGACACATTCACAATCGACATCGGGACAAACGGCATCCTAACAATGGCATAATGGAGGGTCATCATGGCTAAACTTTTTAACAGGGCCAAGATGACGACATCCACTACTGGTAGCGGCACGGTCACTCTTGGTAGTGCGTCTGTCGGTTACCAATCATTCGCGGATGCGGGTGTTTCGAATGGTGATGTCGTTCAATACGTTATTGAGGAAGGTGGCAATTTTGAGATTGGCACGGGTACTTATAGCTCAACTGGCACATCACTAACACGCAGCCCGACAGAAAGCAGTAACTCAAACGCAGCTATCAGCTTGGGTGGGGCGGCAACTGTGTCGATCACGGCGGTTGCTGATGACCTTAATCGCTTGCAACACGAAGGGTCTACTAAGGTTGAGCCTAGCGCGACAGGTGCCACGGTAACAGGCAATCTTGCTGTCACTGGCACGGTAGACGGGCGCGATGTCGCAGCGGATGGTGCAAAGCTAGATAATATCGAAGCAAACGCTACAGCGGATCAAACAGCGGCAGAGATACGCACATTGGTCGAAAGCGCGACAGACAGTAACGTATTTACTGATGCTGACCATACGAAGCTAAACGGCATTGAAAGCGGTGCGACAGCGGATCAAACAGCGGCAGAAATCAGGTCGCTTGTAGAGAGCGCGTCAGACAGTAATGTGTTTACTGACGCGGATCACACAAAGCTGAATGGCATTGAAACGGGCGCTACGCAAGATCAAACAGCGGCAGAAATACTAACAGCGATCAAGACAGTAGACGGTTCAGGTTCAGGGTTAGACGCGGATACGCTAGACGGTAGCCACGCAAGCGCATTTTTAACGGGTAACCAGACAATTACGCTGTCGGGCGATGTTACAGGATCAGGCACAACGTCGATTTCAACTTCTTTGGCATCTAATAGTGTGGGTGCGGCAGAAATCGCAGCAAATGCGGTTGGCGCGTCTGAGCTAAACGTATCAGGCAATGGTTCTACATCACAGTTTTTACGCTCTGACGGTGATGGCACATTCACTTGGGCAACGCCCACAGATACAAACACAACATACAGTGCTGGAACAAATCTTTCATTGTCTGGCACTACATTCAATGTGGACGATGCTTTTGTTAAAAACACTGGTGACACGATTACGGGTCGTTTCTACATTGATAACGCCTTTAATGACAAACTTATATTGCGTGGTTCTAATGATCCCTCTATGGAATTGCAAAACGCTTCTGATGCATTCAGAGGGCGTATTGGTATTTCTAACACAGGCAAAGAAATACGGGTTGTAGGTCAAGACCCAGACAATACTAACAACATTCATATTTTAGGTGTTGGGCAAAATGGGCTTCGTTACTCTACTGATAACGGCAGTACACAATACAAAGTATGGCATGAAGGAAATGATGGTTCAGCCTCTGGTCTGGATGCTGATAAGCTAGATGGACAACATGGCTCTTATTATTACCCCGCATCTAACCCAAATGGCTACACTACAAATGTCGGAGACATCACAGGTGTTACTGCTGGGTCTGGTCTTACTGGCGGCGGTACATCAGGTACAGTAACTATTAGCCACGCAGACACGTCCTCACAATCATCTGTGAACAACTCTGGTCGTACCTACATTCAAGACATTACGCTAGACACATATGGTCACATCACAGGTATTACATCTGCTACTGAGACTGTTACAAACACAGACACCATTCCTAACAACGCCACAATTACGTTAAGCGCAGGCTCAAACTTGTCTGGCGGTGGTGCATTTACAACAGACCAAAGTTTTAATGAGACTATTACGTTTAACGTAGCTAGCAGTCCATCCTTTACAGACCTTTATGTTGACAATGCTATTTACTCAGTTGGCGACACAAACACATACACACAGTTTCATGCGGCAGATCAATGGCGTGTGGTGACAGGCGGGTCTGAACGCTTAGAGGTCAACAATACTAATATCACTTGTAATTCTAATCTACAGATGAATGCTCATTACATTGATATGAATAACAATGATATTTATGGTGCAAATAAAATATACCATGAAGGTGATACTAATACTTGGACAGAGTTTCACGCGGAAGACAGTTGGCGTGTCGTTGTCGGTTCTGTGGAGCGTCTGGAAGTTAGTAGCGGATCACCTCATGTTCTTGTCACTGGTGACCTAAACAGTACATCTGATGAGCGTCTAAAGAAAAATGTAGCACCTATCACCAATGCATTGTCAGATGTAACGCAGCTTGAGGGTGTTTCGTTTGATTGGAAAGACACAGGCACACGCGGTCATGGTTTTATTGCTCAACAGGTAGAACCTATTTTGCCTGACGTTGTGCAGACGGATGAAGAAACAGGCATTAAGTCGATTAATTATGTCGGCATGATTGGGCACTTGGTGGAAGCAATCAAAGAACAACAAAAGCAGATCGACGCTCTCAAAGAACAACTTAATGGCTAATAGTGAAAGGACACGAAGATGGCTATACAGGTAAGCGGCTCACCCGTCATAAGCAACACCTTGCAACTGCAAAATATTGCAAGTTTAGACGCTACAACAACAGCAACGATTGGCGCGGCTGCGGGTGGTAGTGTAGACTGGATAAATTTAAGCAATACAGACAGCGTTACGTTTACTGCTAGTGGGTCATACGATACTGGGACAAGGGATGCGTCAACTGTTTTGTCAGGTATGCCTAATGACTACAAATTCTTTTTATTGGTAACACGGTTTACGCTTAACACTACAACTAGCAGTTATTACGCGTATTTAACACCAGATGTTGTAAATAGTGCTGCAAGATTAGGAAATAGCTCAAGTTCATATTACACACTACCTTATCAAACTTACGGAAGCATGTTTGGTTACATTATTTTTTATAGTGTAAATTACAGTTCTCCAGCTAACCAACAAAATGCCATATATGTTGTAAACTTATTTGATAAATCTGGGCCTTCTAGTCTCCCACAATCAAGTTTGTTTGGAAACCCAAGTTTTTCATCAATACTTCAGATTACTGGTCCTGACGGTCTAAATAACAGTAAACAATCTGCGGTTCCAGTTGTAGGCGGGTTTGTAGACGGTGGGGGGGATTGGAACACACAACAAATGCAAAGCCCTAGTTCTGCTTGGCAGAGTGTAGGTGCATCAATGCCTAGCAATGACCTTAACTATTTGAGTTGGAGAATTAAACTTCAAGGGAACGGATATTCTTCACAGAACGGTCAAGCTCCCAACGTCACAGCGACGATTGGTGCGGCATATGTAGCGGCTTAAAGAGGGCGATAAAATGTTTAATATAAACGGCGTAACAATACAAAGCAACGATTTGACATCATCAGGTTATGAAAGCGCAAATGCTGAAGAAAACCTAAACCGCATCGCACGTGATAAACTCCTAGCAGAAACCGACTGGTGGGCAGTGGCTGACCGCACGATGACACAAGCTGAGATAGACTACCGTCAGGCATTGCGGGATGTACCAGCACAAGCAGGGTTTCCTGATAACGTAACGTGGCCCACTAAACCCGAATAGGATGTAATACATGCTTGGCTTTACCCCCATAGCCGCAACCCCGTTAGGCGCAACAAGCGCATTACAGGGTCTGACGTTTGAAGTAGACGCAGGCAGCTATGCGGTAAGCTATCAGGGTGCAGGCAAGCTAATTACAGACGTAGCACCAACAGGCGTATTCACGCTTGATGGTCGCGCGGTTGATCTAACAAAAGTAATGAGCGTGGCGGTTGATGCTGGCACGTTTACCCTTACTGGTCAGGAAGCAGGGTCAACACGCGGCTATGCGTTAAAGACTACGACAGGGTCTTACACTGTCACAGGACAAGATCAGACTTACATTGTGCATGTCAGTATACTGGCAGACGCGGGTACATTTACCGTCACAGGCCAAGAAATCGATGTAGACATCAGCGAAATTGTAACTGCGGGATCGTACACGCTCACTGGCCAAGATGTCGGATTGTTTGCAGCATACAACATAGGCGCAGACAGCGGTACGTTCACAGTAACTGGCCAAGAAATAGACGTTGATATTTCTGAAAGTTTTGACGCTGGATCGTTTGCTTTAACTGGTAAGGACATCGGCACAGTCATTGCGATGAATGTTGATTTAGCGTCAGGTTCGTTTGCACTGACAGGCGCAGATGCGGCGTTCTCTGTTGGTACAAGCATAAGCGCAGAAAGCGGCTCTTACACCACAACGGGGCGTGACGTTATCACAACCAAAGCCATGAATGTTGCGTTGATTGTTGGCTCATATACTTATGCAGGTAAGGATATCATTGTTCGCGGTTGGTTGGAGCCTGTCGTCGGCGCGGAAACATGGACAGAGCAGGCTGTATCGGCAGAAATATGGACGGATGCTGCGTAGCGTGGTATTGTTCTTGTAACAGAGGAATGAGACATGACTTTTAGTGTAACAAAGCCAACAGTCGGTGGTGACGCAGACGGTTGGGGTACAAAGTTAAATACCGCGCTGGATGACATAGTTAGTGCGCACAATGGTGGTGCAGAAACTACGCCAAATGTAGTTACATCAGGAGCGGGATGGAAAGTTGATGGTGTTGCTGTAACAGCGTCTGCCACAGAGCTAAACAAGCTGAATGGCTTGACGCCTACAACAATAGAACTAAACCGCGTTGATGGCGTCACAAGTAATATACAGACGCAGTTAGATGCAAAAGCGCCTTTGGCTAGTCCGACATTTACAGGGACTGCAACAATCCCTACGGCAACCATTACAACAGCCAATATAACAACGGCCAACATAACAACTGTAGACTTGGGTGATTGGACTATTACAGAAAGTTCTGGTGTTCTTTATTTTGCGACAGGCGGCACAAACAAGATGAAGCTAGAAGCAAACGGTGATTTAACAGTAGTCGGAAACGTCACAGCTTATGGAACAATCTAATGGCTCTACAGACCAGTGGTGCAATATCCCTAGATGACATACACGTTGAGGCGGGTGGAACTACAGGTACTGAGGTAAGCCTCAATGATGCAGACATCCGTGATTTGATAACCAAAGGCGCTGGTGCGCAGGCGCGTTTTTCAGAATGGTACGGCGCAGCAAGAGAGTATGCACTTGCATTAGCATCTGATGTTTCAAACATAGATGTTAGAGCCTTGGCAATAACAGATGGTTGGGATGGTAACGAACCTTTAGTTATTAACGTAAACTCTGGTACTACAGTATATTCAACCACTACCTCTACTGCGGGTATGCTCATAGCAGGTAGCTTCCCTAACGGTGTAACCATTAACAACAGTGGTGCTATTACAGGTAGAGGCGGTTCAGCGGGGCAAGACGGTGGCGATGCTGTGGAGATTACTACATCTGACAGCGTAACTATAACAAATAACTCTGGTGCGTTTATTGCAGGTGGTGGCGGCGGTGGTGCAGCATCCCAAGGCGGTGGCGGTGCAGGTCAATCCGCACCCAACGTATCTACTGCAGGTGTAGGCGGGCCTTATAGTTTCAATGTGGGTTTATCTGGGGTACTAGCAACATTTGGCTGTTCAGAAGGTGGTAGCTGTATTGTTTATGGTTCTTGTACTGCCAGTGGTTCAGGTAATAGAGGCTACGGTGGAGATCAAGGTGCGTTTGCGGGGTCAGGTTCAACATCTGTAGGCTGCTGTTCTGCATCTGGCACAGGCTCCAGTGGAACTGGTTGTACATGTTCATATACAAATACACTGTGCGGGGTCGGATCACCAAACTCAGGCGGTACTGGTGGTTCTGTTCTTAGTGCTATAAGCAACGTCACTAATAGTGGTGGTGGCTGGGGTCTAGCGGGAACAGGCACAGGAGCAGGCGCTGGCGGTGCAGCTATTACAGGCACATATGCTACACTAACAAATAATGGCACAATTTACGGATCAACATAATGAGCGGAGAAGACACATTAAATGTTCAATGCTGGCAAGAGATTGATGGTGAGAGAGTAGAGATACCCTGCCCCGATAATGTGCTAGATGAAAGTGCTTTCGGTATACTAGCATCGTCTGAAAAAGCCCAGCAAAGAATGGATATATGTAAAGCATGTCCTTCCTATAAGTCTGTGTTGTTTATGTGCAGTGAGTGCAGTTGTGTAATGCCAGCTAAAACAAAGCTAGATAACTCTTCTTGTCCGCTAGGGAAATGGTGAAATAAATGACGTTAGTACCATTAGATATTCCCGCAGGTTTTTATCGAAACGGGACTGATTTAGAGCAGGCAGGGCGTTGGCGTGACGGATCGCTAGTTCGTTGGCGTGACAACTCATTGCGTCCAATTGGTGGTTGGCGTGAGCGCAAAACATCTTTTGCGACTAACCCTATTCGTGGCTTACATGCGTGGGAAACAAACAACGGTAGCGTATGGCTTTCTGGCGCTTCGCATGATGCATTGATTGTTATGACAGGTGGCGGCACTCTGTACAATGTCACTCCAAATGATCTGGCAACAGGTCGTGAGGATGCTGCGGCGAATGTCGGTTATGGCGGTGGCAGTTACAACTATGGTATTTACGGTCAACCAAGACAGGTAACACAAAACACGGTGCCGCAAGAGGCTACAACGTGGGCCTTAGATAACTGGGGTGAATACCTTTTGGGCCTTCATTATGACGATGGCAGAATATTAGAATGGGATTTGAGTGTCCCGACATCAGGAACTTATTTCCCGATGGATGATGCTGCGGTTACAACTACAACATCATCAAATCCTAACTTTACTTGGTCAGCCAGCTTTTTCCCAGATGGCCAAAACCCCGCAAGTTCGGGGATAGAAAGCGCAACTGCTAGTGGCACCTTTTCATCGACATATCGTCGCCACTCAAACATCCCGATAAAAAGGGGCGCAGAATACATAGTAAAAGTAATTTTCGGTGATAATCCCAATGTGAATTACCAGTTCTATGTATCCGTAAACTATGATAATGGAACCACTGGCACATATTTCTCCAGTAGCACATATCAGCCTAGCTCTGGCGTTCCACCCACGCCGACAGTAGATGGTAGCTTTGTCGCGGATGATGACGGTACTGCGGTAATTTATTTCGCCGCATTAACGGCTGACAGCATACAGTTTAACTACACGTTTTATTCCTTAGACATCAATTCAGATGGTAATGTTAGTTATGCAAGACCATTGCCCAATGCGCCAATTAACAATGTTGGCATGGTTGTAACAGAGGAACGCTTTGTTTTTGCTCTTGGCGCAGGTGGTAATCCAAGGCGTGTTCAATGGTGTGATCGTGAGAACAATACGCTGTGGACACCAGCCGCCACAAACGAAGCTGGCGATATTGATTTGCAAACATCTGGCCAGATTATGCAGGGCATTCGTACACGCGGTCAGACACTCATTATAACCGACACAGACGCGCATACAGCACGTTATCTAGGCCCACCCTACGTTTATGGTTTTGAGCGCGTAGGAACGTCTTGCGGTGCTGTTTCAAGGAAATCTGCATCTGATGTAGACATCGGCGTTTTCTGGATGGGTAAAAGCGGTTTCTTTAGGTTTGACGGAAATTCAGTGCAAGAAATACCGTGCGATGTTCATGATTATGTGTTTGGCGATATTAACGTAGGCCAGATTTCAAAGGTATGGTCGTTTGCCAACGGTCAAAATGGTGAAATATGGTGGTTCTATCCGTCTTCTGGAAGCACAGAAATAGATCGCTATGTTGCGTTTGATTACAAAGAAAACCATTGGCTAATTGGAGAAATGTCCCGCACCGCAGGTCTTCAGGGCGGCGTTTTCCAATATCCCATCATGGCAGGTCACAATTCAGATAGTGATTTGTATGATCACGAAGTGGGATATAACTTTGATAACGAAACAACTTTTGCTGAAAGTGGGCCAATTAGCCTTGGCGCAGGCGACAATATTGCAAAGGTTACAAAGCTAATACCTGATGAAATAACACAGGGTGACGTAAACGTAACCTTCAAGACACGTTTCTATCCTAACGCGACTGAAACTACCCACGGGCCTTACACGCCTGCCAATCCAACAAGTGTTCGCTTTTCTGGTCGTCAGCTTCGTATGCGGGTTGAGGGTCAAAGCGCAACCCAATGGAAAGTGGGAAACATGCGAATAGACACAATTGCTGGGGGTAAACGCTAGTGCCAAGCCCAATCTTACCCCCTCTTGGCCCAGACCTACGCCAGTGGGGGCGGCAGCTTTCGTCATATTTGCAGCGCAATCTTGCAAAGCTAGGACAAAAAACAGCGGACGATAATCCTTCTGAGGATGGTGTTATCCTTTGGGATCGCGCTAACAAATATCCTGTCGTATCCAAAGACGGAGCGTTTGTTCAGATTGTCCTAGAAGATGGCCACGCTTCATTCTATCGCACAACAGATGTTACAATTGACACTGGTGCTGGACAAACAGTGAATACAGCATATGCAATCACATATGACGCGCCAGCGGGTAATGTTGGCATTGACCGTGATGCCACAGACAATAGTAAGATTGTGTTTAGCGAAGCTGGTGAGTACCTCATTATGTTTTCTGCGCAGATTTCCTCAACGTCATCTAGCACAGTAAAGTTTTACTTCTGGCCCAGATTGAATGGCACAGATGCGGCAAACAACACTATCATCTACTCACTGCACCAAAACGATGCCACGGTTGTTGTTTCGCGCTCTGCTAAGTTTGACGTGAGTGCGGGTGATGAGTTGCAAGTAATGTGGGCAGTGGATAGTACATCAGGTTTCTTAGATGCATCAAATGCAACATTGTTTTCCCCAGCGGCACCAGCCACAACCTTACACATTACAAGGATGCACGGATGAACGCTCTAACACCCATAGATCACTTGGAACGGTGTCGGCCTTGGATAGAAGCGGCGTTGGAATATGCTAATGGCACACACGA